CGGTGGGCACGCTGCCCGGCATTGTGACGGCAGACACGGGCACGCTCCCGGCGCTCACAGCCACGACGCCTTCCGTCTATTCGTCGGATAACGTGACGGTGCTCACGGCGGCGGCGGCCACGGAGCGCGGCGCGCTCACCACGACGGTGACGGAGCTTGGCGACGCCACAGGCGCGATTGTGGAAGTGGGGGCGGCCACGAATACGCTGCCCTCGGCGGTGTACGAACTGGCGATCACGGTATCAGATGAGGCGGCCTAATGGCGGGATATGCGCTCGGCAAGACGTTCCGTTTCCAGGTGACGTGCACGGTGGGCGGGGTACCGACCACACCGCGCGCGCTGACCCTGTTCATGCTGAAGCCAGTGAGTGCGACCACGATCACCTATACCCTGGCTGAAGCCCATTTCACGACCAGCGGTACCGGCGTGTATTACGTTGACCTGCGGCTGACTGAGGCGGGTACGTGGTGGTATCGCTGGGAGACCAACACCGAGGCCAGCGCCGACCAGTCGATTGTAGTGGATACCAGCCGCTTCTACAGCGACGGCATCATGTAGGGGGCGGGGTGGGGAAGCGCAGGACGTACACGGACGATTTTAGGGCATCGGCTGTATTGATGCTCCAAGCGGCGGGCTATCCTGGGCAGCCCGGCGCTTTGTCGCGTGTGGCCGCCAATTTGCATGTGCCAGCCATGACTATCAGCCGGTGGTTTAAGAAGCAACAGAATCCGCCGCCTAACGAATTAGTTACCGAAAAAAGATTTGATCTCCTGGACGCGATTAAAGAAGAGCTTGCCGCGATCTTCGTGGAAATGGGATCGGCCCGGCAAGACGCAGATTACAGGACACTTGGCACGGTGGCTGGCATCCTAATTGATAAACAGCAACTTTTAACCGGCAAGCCAACCGAGCGCATAGAGCAGACCGATGGCCTTACTGACGACGAGCGAAGTGCGCGCATTGCTGCCCTATTTGACGCGGCAAGAGCGCGCCGAACTGGATAGCCTGCTGGCGAGCGTGCCAGCCTACGCGGCCCTGCCGTTCGAGGAGTTCTGCCGCCGCTGTCTGGTTGTGCAGAACAAAGAGGGTCAGCTAGTCCCGCTGGAATTGAACGCGGTGCAGCGCCAGTTGATCGCCAGCCTGACCGGGCGCGATCTGGTACTCAAGGCGCGGCAAGTCGGGATCAGCACGGTCATTCAGGCTTGGTTCTTTTACCATACCGTGCGGGGCGGGGAGCGCACGTCCACCCTGTGCCATGAGGACGACTTGACTCAAGAACTCCGGGCCATGTCGGATCGGTTCTACGAGAACTACCCGGATGACGGGCGGCCCGCGCGCCAGTACGCGAACGCCAAGCTGACCACCTACCCGGCGCTGAATAGCCAGAACCGCATTGCGACGGTGGGCGGGACGGCGGGCCTGCGCAAAGGGCGCGGGGGCAGCAACACGCGGATGCACGGGTCAGAGGTGGCATTCTGGCCGGACGCGCAGGGCGTCATGGCGGCGGCCATGCAGGCGGGCGACCCGGAGATCATCTTGGAGAGCACGCCGAATGGGATGCGCGGGTGGTTCTACGAGCGCTGCATGGAAGCACTGTCAGGGGAGGGCGTGTGGACGCTGCACTTCTTTCCCTGGTGGCACGAGCCGGAGTACCGCCTGTCGCTGGCGGAGGGCGAGACGCTTGTATACACGGATGATGAGCAGCGTCTTGTTGACGAGCACGGGCTAGACGCCGAGCAAATCAAGTGGCGGCGCTACAAGTTGACCGAACTGCCACACACATTCCGGCAGGAGTACCCGGAAGACCCGATTAGCTGCTTTATCGCTTCCGGGGCGAGTTATTTCGGGGACGTGGAGCACGTGTTTGTTGCGCCGAAGCCCGCCGCGCCGGAAGCCGGGCATCGCTACGTGGGCGGCCTGGACTTTGCGCAGACCGGGGACTACACCGTGCTCATGATTGTGGACGCGACCACGGCGCGAATGGTGGACATGCTCCGGGTCAACCGGGAGTCATGGCAGGAGATGCGGCGGCGGATATCGGTCATGGCGAACCGCTGGGATGCAGACGTTTTGGGTGAGGCAAACTCGATGGGCAAGACGAATATCGAGCTTCTGCGCACCGGGGAGACGCTGGCGGATGGGAGCAAGATCGCGCCGATGAAACTGACCGCTTTCGACAATACGCCCGCCACCAAGCCGCCGCTCATTCAGGGCCTCTACCATGCGCTGCACGAGGAAGGACTGACCCTGCAAGATGACCCGGTGCTCCGGCACGAGTTGCGGGCCTTCCAGAGCAAGCAGACCGCCAGCGGGCATTGGGTGTATGAGGGCGGCGAGGGCGCGCACGATGACACGGTGATCGCGCTGGCGTTGGCGAACAAGAAACGGCACGCGCCCTCCCTGGTCTATTTCGAGATTGATGCGTAGGAGGCAGTATGGCGACGACGTGGACGGCAATTGGCAACGGATACGCCTATGCGGACGTGTCCATTGCGTCTGGCGGCAACATTACCAGCGAGATCGACATGATTGGGTACAGCCTGCTCCGGGTTGAGATGCCCGCCGCGTGGGATGCCGCCAACCTGACCTTCCAGGTGGGCGCGGTGTCCGGCTCACTGGTGGATCACTACCTGGATGGAATGGAGTATACCAAGACCTCGGCGGCAGCCAGCCGGAGCGTGGGGTTTACGCCTGCCGACTCCATGCTCTTCCAGCGCTATATCAAAATCCGCAGTGGGACGGCGGGCACGCCGGTCACACAAACGGCGGCGCGCACCCTGCGGATCGTGGGCGTCAAAATCATTGACTAACGAACGGAGGCGCGCGTGAAAAACACGCGACTGATGCTGCTCAACGGGGGCGGTGTCAAAAGCCTAAACCTAGCCAATTGGCCGCATGGCGCTTGGCAGTTTATCTACGGCAGTGAGGATACGGCGGGCGGCGAACTGGACGTATTCACCGCCTATCAGGTCGTCCCGTGGCTGTTTCGCGGCGTCAACGCGATAGCCGACGCCGTGAGTAATCTGCCTTACCGGTTCGTTCGCGGGGAAGACGAGATCGACCTTGAGGAAGCGGGCGATCTGCTGCCCTTCGAGGTCGATTGGGTGGAGTTGCTTAACCAGTGGGCGGGCTGGCTCATCATGTATGGGGCGGCCTACGCGCACATGGGCAGCAACCGGATCGGGCGGATGAAGTTCCTGCAACCGCTTGCGCCTGCTACTATGTCGCCCCAATTTGACCGTGAGCGCGGCTTGGTGGGCTTCAAACGGGCAGTGGGCGGCGAGCTTATCCCGATGGATGTAGATGAGGTGCTCTACCGCTGGGTGCCGAACCGCCAGAGCGAATTGGGGCCGGGCACACCTCCGGCGAAGGCGGCGCTTGCGGCGGCGGGCGTCATCCGCAATATCGACCTGTTCTCAATGGGCTACTTCCAGCGTGGCGCGGTGAACAGCTTCCTGATGACCGTGCCCGACGATACCAGTGAGGCGGACAAGGAACGTCTTGAGACGTGGGGCAAGCGTTTCCTGTCGGGCGTCAAAAATGCGTTCGGTATTCGCGTAGTGCGTACGGGCGTCGATATCAAGCAAGTCGGCGGGCAGCCGTCCGATCTCGCCATGCCGGAGTTGACCGATAAGAAACGCGAGGACATTGCGACGGCCCTGGGCGTGCCTCACTCGCTGCTGTTCAGTAATGCGTCCAATTTTGCGACCGCCGAACAGGATGACAAACATTTCTACGATAAGACAGTCATCCCTCTGGCGCGCGGTATCTTGCGGGCGTGGAACAAGCAGCTTTTCGCACCGCTGGGCTTGGAGATGAAAGAGCGCCACGACCTCCTTGAGATGTACCAGGATGATGAGAGCGACAAAGCCTATCGTCTTCTGGCCGCGGTGAATGCGGGGGCCATGCCTCCTAGTGAGTACCGTATGCAAATGAACCTCGAAGAACTTGCGCCAGAGGATCAGGAAATGGCCTATGAGCACCTGCGCCGGATAGCGATTGCCCAGGCCGGGCAGACGCCCGACGATGCACAGGCCAAACTTGAGGCCGAGATCGAGCGCGCCAAGAACCCGCCGCAACCGTTCGGCATGGCCCCGGCGCAACCCGCGCAGGAACAGGCCGAGCCACAACACGCGGAGGACGGCACCCAAGAGCCGAACAGCGAGACTCAGGCAAGCGGTAAGGCCGCGACGCTGGAAGGCGACTTAAGCAAGTGGCAGGCGAAGGCGCTCCGCCGCTGGGCTGAGGGCAAGCCGGGCAAGGCGCTTGACTTCGTGAGCGCGGCGATCCCGGCGGCGCTGGCAAGCGCGATCCGGGGCGGGCTGGAAGTGGCACAGAGTGAAGCGGACGTGAAGGCGGCGTTTATCTGGGGAGCGTATCCGTGAGTTATCCCACCCATCACGTCGATCTGCCCGGCGCGTTCGACCTGTTGGCCGAGTACCTGGGCGCGGACGCGCAGGCGTTGCGCGCGTATGCTGCCGCTGATCCGTACCCGCGTCTGGGCTGGGACGGCGGGCAAGGCGAAGCGCCCATTGGCAGCGTGTGGTCGGTCGAGGGGATCGTACTGTATGCGCTGGTCAGGTGGGCCGCGCCGGAGACGGTGATTGAATTGGGCACGTCCGCCGGGGCCAGCACCACCCACATTGCCGCCGCGCTGGAAGCCAATGGCGGCGGGGCATTCACAAGCGTGGATAACCTGTCCATTCTCAGCCCTGGCTACGGGTGCGGCGAATTGATACCGGATGCCCTGCGCGCGCGCGTGGGGTTGGTTGAGGCGAACGGGGTGACGTTCATTCAGCGGCAAGAGCGCGCGGACTTCATCCTGGAAGACATGGTGCATATGCCCGAATCGGTGGGCGCGGTTTGGGCGCGGGCGCTGGATATCCTGACGCCGGGCGGGCTGATTGTCAGTCATGACG